AACGAATACTTTCTTGTGATATGGACGTACGTAGAGAACTCTCTTTAATTAGAAAGAATTACCGTGAGTACCATCGTACTGTCGGTGAGTCTGTCACTTGGTTTGAATTCATCCCATTGGGGAACTCCCCAAGTGCAAGTTCTTACTATGATCCGGTATACGACGAAGGAGTATATGGAACTGGTGGTAGAAGGTACAAAAAAGGTATTACTTTTCCAGTTCTTCTGATTAATGAAACAGAGGACCAAAAGCGTTCAATTCCTGAAGGTCGTCAGCCCGTAGAGTTGACAAACTTTGTCGCATCTATTGAGGACATGAGAAATGCCGGAATCAGTAGTCCTTTTGAATACCAGCACCACCTAAACGACATGTTTTTGTATGACGGTCGCTATTTCACCGTCACCTCTTACCGTGTTCGTGGACGTGCTCGCGATGACGTTCTTGTGGTGGTTGAGGGTCTTGAAGTGTATATTAATCAAGAACTTGAGTTTGATCCAGGTCCCTCTGCACTGAGTATTAATAACCTTCCTTGGCCCAACTCCTTTGCAAATCTCTGATACTATTATCGTAACCTTGATGCGCGTCAAGGGGTCCAACGCATAGAGCCGCAAGGAGTGCCGTGAAAGGCATGAAGTCTTCAACCCATTCTTATGGTGCTGGCTCTACACAAGTATTATCAGGAACCCCAGCAATTGTCGGTATTGCTAAAACAATCTCAGAATTGTACTCTGATGCTCTTTCTGATTCTATTAATTACGCTGTAAAAGAAGCGTCAACGGATCTTAAAGAGGCTGCAAAGAACTCTCAGACTCTTTGGAACCAGTTAGCAAACTCTGTAGAAGTCTGGTATCAAGAGGACACAGATTCCGTACATTATGGTGTGCGCACCTCAGCTGACGACGCGGCACTAGCAATGAAATTGGAGTACGGGGATGCAAAAACTCATGCGCCAAACCCGCTTCTTCGTTCCCATGTATTTCGCAATAAGGATGCGTTTGCAAAGCGCGTAAGTCAACTATTGGATGCGGCACTAAGTAGGAAAATTAAGTGAGCCGTCCTGGATTTTTGCTTGCGGAAGACGAAGCAATCAAACTGAAGTTTTCTGGAATTAAAGTTTACGATGACCGTAACGCCAACCGCGACGTGCAAGTGTTTTTCCGCTATCCAGAATCGGAAACGGAACGCTCGTATCCTTTTATTACCTTAGAACTTATTGACATTATTCACGCAAAGAATCGCCAGCATTCTGAGAACTTTTTAACGTACACCGTCAGTGGTTCTGCGGGACTGTCGGCAAAGCACCCTGCCCGTCTTGATTACTGGCCTGATCGTGCGCCTAATTTAAACTTTATTACAAACAAAGATTCGTACAAATATCTTCACGCAAATGAGTTTGTACCCATTGACCTTCTGTACCAGATCTCTACGTACACCAGAAGTGCTTTGCATGATAGGCAGTTGACTAGCCATATTATGACCAAAATCATCCCTTTTAGAAAAGGTATAATTGAAGTAGGAGCGGATAACACTTTCCGCCACCTAGATCTACTGGATTGGGCAACTGCTGACTTGCTTGACCCAGAGGCGGGATACCGCAAACGTATTTTCCGTAAGGTTTATACGATACAAATGACAGCAGAATTACCGTCCTCTGGAATTGCAGGGACGCAACAAGTCACTTCAGTCGTACCAACTTACAACATCATTCAAACAAACGTTTATTAACATAACCAATTTTTACTCTAGGAGAACCAATGCCTTACTCACGCCCTGGTGTTTACGTAACCGAAGGACCTTTTTCTACAACGACTACCCCCGGCATCGTGGGGACACCTACAGTCTTTGTCGGTACTGCGGAGCGTGGACCTATCACACCTACTCGCGTTGATTCATGGATTGCCTACAAGTCCCTTTTTGGTGATTTGAATGATGCATATGATCTCGGTTACGCGGTGTACCACTTCTTTGCAAACGGTGGTCGCACTGCGTTTATTAGCCGTGTGTACGATGAAAGCAACACAATTGGCGCATCCACTTCGACTGCTGCATTTGCTGGATCAACCGCTGGCGCTTCTACTCCCACTCTGTTTAATTTGAGTGCAAAGAATCCTGGTTCATGGGGTAACTCACTTTCTGCAACAATTTCAGCTGGTACCACTGGTGGATCCACTCCAACGTTCAACTTGTCGGTTGCTAACAATGGTATTGAAGTTGAACTTTGGTCAGATGTTTCTTTGAGTTCTTCATCATCGCGTTACCTGACAACTCTTCTTGAGAATTACTCAAACTACGTTAAAGTATTCTCTTCTTCTGTTGGTACTGGAGCTTCCTATTCAGTCGTGACAAATACTGTTGCGTTTGTTGGTGGTAGCAACGGTACAACGGCTGCTAGTGCCTCAGCATGGGATACCTACTGGAGCAACGCAGTTAACCGTATTGATTCGGTGGAAAACAGCGTTATTATCAACCTCGTCGGTCAGTCCTCTGCTACACGAGTTGGCGCTGCTCTTACATACGCTAAGGGTCGCGGCGATGCGTTCGTCATCATTGATCCCCCTGCGAATGACTCCTCAGCATCTTCGTCAACGGTGGTCAGTAACGCTACGGCACTTGCTAACTCTCTCTACTCCAATAACGGAGCAGCTTTTGGTGCTCTGTACACACCAATGCTTCAAATGGTTGATCCATCGAAGAGTGGTATTTCAGCAATCCGCAACACCTACCCAGGTGGTGCAATTGCTGGATTGTACAGTCGCGTTGAGGATGAGCGCAGTGTTGGAAAGGCTCCTGCTGGTTACGCCTACGAATTGCGCAACGCTCTTGGCGTTGTGACTAAGTTCACTGAGGCTCAGGAAGGAACCCTTTATGATGCCTATGTTAACCCATTGAAAGCAGTTACCGGTGCTGGAGTCATCATTAATGGTGCCCGTACCCTTTACAAGTCTGACATCACGAAGTACATCCCAGTTCGTCGCAGCATTAACTTTGTTAAGTACAACGTTAAGGAACTTACTAAGTTTGCTGTCTTTGAGCCAAACAATGAACTTCTGTGGAACACCATTCAGATGCGTCTTTCCCAGTTCCTCTCATCATTTTGGTCGGCAGGTGGTCTGAAGGGTCGTAACCCATCAGAGGCTTTCTACATCATTTGTGATGGCACTAACAATACGTCTACTACGATTGAAAATGGAGAAGTACGAATTGAAGTTGGTATTGCCCTGCAATCACCTGCTGAATTTATTATCATTAACGTCAGTCAGTTCTCTAGCGGAACCGCTACAGCTGAGCTTCTCTAGGAGTAATAATGGCAACAGCAACTCGTACCGATCCATTACGTAACTTTAAATTCTTAGTACAAATCACTCCACGAACAACAGGTGGTTTGTCCACCCATGTTGGTTCAGGAGAACTCCCTCGTCTCGGCTTTGCCGAAATGAGTGGTTTGAGCGTTACTAATGAACTTATTGCTTACCGTGAAGGTGGCATGAACACGCACCCACATAAGATGATTGGTCAGTCGGACTTTCCGCCTGTGTCCTTCAGCCGTGGCGTGTTCGCTGAACAAGATCAAATGTGGAAGTGGCAGACCTTTATGCACTCGTGGCAGCAAGGTGTCTCTTCTGGTAGCCAGGGTCTTGATTCTGACTACCGTTGTGACATTCTGGTTAAGGTCTATGATCACCCTTTCACAAATAGTTCAGCAACTTATCTTGACGCAGATATCGCAGCATCAGACTCCACAATTAAGCCAGGTACTGCCCGACTTGGTTTTAAGTTGTTCAACTGCTGGCCTGGTGTGTTTGCAATGAATGGTTTGAATGCTGGTGATAATGGTATTCTTATCCAGCAAATGACCATCCATCACGAAGGTTTCCAAATTGCATGGGATACAACCTCTATTAATAACCTTGCCGCTACAAGTTAACAAAGGATAAAAAGTGTCAGATACGTTGCACAATGAGGTTGAGGCGTTGAACAACGCCCTCAAAGAAGATGCTCCACAAATTTCTTCACCTCCTAATGTCCACATTACCTTGATGAGAGGGGTTCAAACCCCTCTCAGTGGGGAATGGCACGACCAATGCGTTGTGCGTGAACTCACAGGAGAAGACGAAGAATGGCTTGCTGCAAATGACATCAAAAAGGGATTGTCTTATTCGGAGTACATGAGTGCTTTATTAAAGCGTTCAGTGGTGTCTATTGGTTCCATCAAAGTAGCAGACACCCCAGACGTTATTGACGAGCTTCTCATTGGAGACCGTGACATTTTGTTCTTGGCTACTATCAAGGCAACATATGGGCGTTTTAGGGATTTGCAAGCCGTTTGTGGATCTTGTAATGAAACCAACGACGTTCGCATTGATCTTGACGATGACTTTAAAGTTGAAAAATCAGACAATGATTTGCGTAAACCACTTGAAGTAGTGTTACGAGACGGAAAGACATACAAGGTTAGGTATGTCACTGGCGGAGATAGTCAACAGGTAACCAAAAAGACAAAGACCACCGCAGAGCAAAATACGTTGATGCTCTCTAGGTGTGTTCTTGTTGATGTAGAAGATAAAGAATCGTGGGCTAGGTCTTTGAACCTGGCAGATAGAAACAAGCTGGTTAAGGCTTTGTTGGACAACCAACCTGGCCCACGAATGGAAGAGGTGAATACCCAATGCGCACATTGTGGGGAAGATATGTCCCTTGCGCTTGATTGGGTATCCCTTCTATTTGGATAATATCGTACCACTCTATTGGGAATACGAAGCCATAGCCTCTACGTATAGAGGATTTAGTCTTTCAGACCTTAAATCCATGACAGTCCGCCAGCGGTCATACTGGTTTGGTATGGCTAAGTGGCGTAATTCATAGCGGAGGCGTATATGGAAGAACTTGGTCAAGTGGGTGGAAGCCCTCTTGAAGGCAAGGCATCTCAAGGTAATTTTGGTAGCACCAATGTACAGTCACGTATTGTTGCAGATCAAAAGACTCTTAAGGACTTCCAAAAAACGTTGGAAGAAATTGGAGAAACCGCTAAAAAGCTTGAAACCAAGTTTGACAGTCTTTTTAAGAAGACCAAGGATCTCACTTCTGCTCTTAAGGACGTACAGAGCGAAGGTGGGATGGGTGGCGCAGGCAGTTACATCAAAAAAGGTGACATGCCTGAAGCATCCAAACTCTCTAAGTTCACAACAAAGGTCTTAGGTGGCATCACAGGTGGTGGCGGAGAAGGTGGTGGCGGAGGGTACGCTGCCATGTTCAAAGGCATCATGGGGGCCGGTGGTGGCGGCGGTGGAGCAGGTGCTGCTGGAGCGGCAGGAGGATTCGCAGCAGCCGCAGGGATGGCTATACGCGGCGCAGGCGTTGCTATGGAGGGGATGGACTCGCGCATTAACCAAAACCTCCCGTATGCCCTAAGTGCTGACCGGCTAGGGTTGGTTTACCAACAAACT